CGCTACCAGTAACTGGCATTGGACGGCCTTCTATGCCCATCCAAGTATTATTTCTGTGCAAGCCCATATGGTTCAATATAGTCCATCGTAAATCTGCTGGGCCACACTCTCCATCTTGAGGCACTTCGGCGTTGGCGTTAGATTTTCCGATAACACGTCCAGCCTCATATCCGCCACCGGCAAGCATGAGTGGTATGCTTCCACTCCAGTGGTCACGGCCTGCATTACTATTGATTTTTGGTGTTCTGCCAAATTCTGTAGCAACAACTAATAGCGTTTTATCAAAAAGACCTCTAACTTGTAGCTCATCTATCAAAAGTGCTATATATTTATCCAAAACCACCTGTCTGGATTTAAGGCCATTGACAATATTGCTGTGCATATCCCATCCACCATATTGAATGTTTACAAATTTTGCACCATTTTGAATAGCCCTTATGGCTGAGAGAGCGTCCTTGCCTAATTGATTGTCTTTGAATGTATCATACTTAGCATCCTCTTCTACTCGGAAAGTTTCTGCGGCCTTTCCAGTAATCGCAGTTACAGCTTGACTTTGGAATTCTCTCCAAGACATTCCTTGTCCACTTAATGGGGAATGATTCTCTATTAAGTCTAAAAGACTTTTTCTTTTCATGAATCTATCTTTGGGCATCTTGAGTTGCAAATCGCCTATACCCTCCTTGCTGGCCTCATAGCCCATATATTTTTGCCCCAGCCAAGCTGCACCATCACCTTCAATCTTATTCATTTTGATATATGTGGGCAAACCATGAAGGTGAGATACTGGCCCGTAGAAGTTTGCAACCATAGCTCCATAGCTAGGGTAGTTTTGAGCAGTGCCTCCTTGGTTTTTCTCCCCTCCAACCACCCAGTGTGTAGCTGTTTGATGACTGGAATCTTTGTGGGCAAAACTTCTGACGACATTTATCTTGTCAAATCTTTTTGCTACTTCTTTGAAAAGACCGCCTAATTTAACTGATGGAATTTTAGTATCAACAAATCCGGTGGTCGACCTTCTCTCAATAGGTGCGTTAGGAATGGGGTTAAAAGTTTCTATGTGGGTAGCCCCCCCGCCCATCCACAGAAAAATTACGCTATTTTCATTTTTACTCATTTTGGGGGTATAGTCATCAGCATATAAAACTGCAACGTTTTTATTAGCTAGAAATGCTCCTAGACAACCCGTTCCGTATGTTAGAAGTTCTCGTCTATTAAAATTTACATTCAACATTTTGTTCTCCTCAAATTATTCAGGTTTTTCCTTGGTTTTGATTGGTTTCATGTCTCTGATTAGATGTGGGAATGCCTTGGAGCTTTCAGAATCTTTAGAGGCATCAGTTTTATGCTCAGAAGATTCATTTTCTACTTCCATGTTTTTAATGTATTCTAGCGTGGGCATTGGAGCATTAGGATCAAGAACCCATTCTATACCACGCAATTTAACCCATGCTTTCATACGTCGAACGGGAACAATCAAATTAAAAGTTTCACCAGCACCACGAACGAGCATTCCTACATATTTACCGTTAGTTAGAAACACTCCCCCTCCAGAAGAACCGGGAAATGCCGTGACCGTTGTCTGGTCAAAAACAGTACCATCTCCCGCCCCCAGATTCAACACACGCCCAACTTGAGACATAATTCCGGCAGTCATAGAATTAGCACCAGATTGTCCAAGTAAACTGCCTACATGAAAGAGGTTAGTACCAATGTCCACCGTTTTATCTTCTAGGTAGAATTCTGTATTAGCAGAGACAAAACCACGCTTTCTTACCATAAGAATGGCTAAATCTTCACCGTTTTCAGCATGAGAATACAAGATAACCTTGGCGTCCATTTTAAGCTCGCCCACTTTTCTGCCATTTTCTACCAATTCTTTTACTATTTGAGCATCTTGAAACTCTACGATAGTTTTAGGTTTACCACTCTCAATAATCTGACGTGTGGATCGTAGGTTATCCACTACGTGAGCACACGTAATGACAAAATTTATTTTAATTTTTTCGTCAGAACCCTCTTTTAATGCTATTTCTCTGGTGATGAGGACTCCAGACCCCTCAGAGAAACCAGACTTTATGGTCACGCTAATATCTTGAAGATGCTGTGCTACGCTTTGAGCATAAGCGATAGAGAGGGTAGATAAAACCAAGGCCGTTGATAAAGCTACCGAAAATAACTGTTTGACAAACATAATGTCTCCCTTTTTCTGTCGTTGGTTCTGCGTCTCCAACTAGGTTTTACCCCGGAGCTTCGTAAAAGCCTATATTAAATCCGGGGCGAGTACATGTATTAATAGTTTCCTGCATACCATGTTCCTTCAACTTCTTCTCTATATGTATACACATGTTTTGGTCTGTCCCCGGCCAATTGTTTTTGTAAAAATGACATAATCTTTGGCATTTCCAGTGAGTTCTGTTCTGAGATAGCAGTTTTGGGGCTTGATTTTGCTTAATTTCCTCAAACCTACTCTTTAGCATCCCTAAGAATCTCGCTTCATCCTTTTTTTCAAAGGGCAGACTAAAAGGCTGGGGGTCTATTGCCCCCTCTGTATCTTTGCAAAAGAAAATACTCATAATTCTATGTGGAAAATCTGGATATAGCTTAGAAACCGCATAGTAATAGAGAAGAAGCTGGGGATCGTTCATTAATTTGTTGAAATCCTTCTCTTCTCCCGTGGCCCAATCTAATCTCCTTCCCGTTTTCCAGTCAATAACTTCGATGGTATCGTCTGAAATTTTAGTTACAAGGTCAATAGTACCTTTTATAGCTAACTGCCCCTTGACAATCTTCCCGTCTGGCATTTTATATTCAAGCTTGGCCCAATCTTCTTCAATCGGGATATCAAAATGTGGCTCTGTTTCGTATATATCCCTATTGCGAGGATCAAATTGACCGCTGTTATGTTTTAGCATCAGCCAAGTTACCGTAGACATTTCCTTTCTGTCTGCCGGTTTCCATTTGTGCTTGGAATTTTTTCCGTATGATTTGTAACTTAAATCAGCTATGGTTTCTACACACTCGTCTGTATAGAGGGCATCCTTTGAAAATTTCACTTTCCCTACGGCGTCATCAGTTACCTTTAAATACTTCACACGGGGTTTGTCTTGCTGATATTTCTTAAGTCCAGCAAGAATTTCCATCACCTTGTGAACCATCGTCCCAAGCTCTGCCTTTTTACCACTGTCAGACTGATGACCAAGGACATAAGTAATAAAATATTGCATTTGGCAATAGTCGTAATTATTATAGCTTGAGCTTCTAACATACGTTACTAGCATTAATCCTCCAATATATTATGGTAAAATGATTTGACCTTAACCATGAGAGAATCAATATTCTCATTTTGATTGTCGAGAAAATGTTTGAATTTGTAATTATCAAGGGCGATTTCGCTAGAATGATTATCTTCAAAGACTTTTCTTGTCATTCTTGCTAATACTCCACCAGCTTCTTCAACAGCAACGGCCTCGTTGGGAAATCTAACGTCAGCTATAATTGCTAATTGAGATTGTTCTCTTTGGATTTTCTTCAGACAACTATTGACCCATATAGGACCATGTATCTTACGCATTACGTCAGTACCAAAGAATTGCATAAACTCTCTGGCAGTCATCGGACCCTCTCTCCAGTCCCAACCCTTCCTAGCGTCGAGTGGCATCTTCTTCATAAGGGTCATGTTCTGGAACCTTGGCATATTCTCCCAAAGCAAATGCTCTTGAACCTGATTCTTCTGCTCGTCAGTCCCCCAAACGCACTCGTGCGGAATATCAAATAGTTCAATACATATGTGTTTGAGGGTATTAGCAAAGCTGTATAACTTTACATGTGGCCACATGCTATGTTCTGCATATTCTATAAACGCAGGATCGTTACGAGTAGTGTCAAATTCTCCCCACCCCTCGTCACCATCGGCGTTGGTGGTTAATACCATCAATTCGCCATTTCCACCTATGTTATAATCCTTAATCATGCCGTATTTTTTAAGGACAGTCCCGTGCAGTATGTTGGCGGTAGTGTTCTTACCAGATTGTTTCCTTCCAGAAATTCCAACGATTTTCATTAATAGCACCCTTTTAAGTCTGATAAAATTTGTTGATTCAACTTTTCTGTAGACATGTCGCCTATGTCGTTTCTGGACATCTTCGGAAAGACTAGTTTAAATAGTCTACCCATATCTCGTTTGATTTTAATTTTAGCCTCGCGTCCTGCCTGATCGTTATCTGTTAATACTACTAATGTGGTGATACCACTCCTGACCAACAACATCCTTTGTGAACAAGAAATGTCTTTACCAAATAATCCCACGGCATTATAACACTCGGCTTCATGAAGTCTCCAAACATCTCCCTGACCCTCGACTAAGAACAGGCAATTCCATCGCTGTGCGGGACTAATTGCTTTATCATAATTATAAAGGTAGTTTGTTTTCTTTAAACCCTCTGAAAACAAATATTTGGGCTGTAGCCATTTCTTAGTAGCCCTCGCTATATATCCAACCGGTTCATTATCACAATGGATGGGTATAATTGATCTATATCTCATTGGACAAAATTTATCACAACA